TCACCATTTAGAAACCAAACCTTCTTATTGCCAGGAATTATAGGCTTGAGATTGTAGCCTTCGCTCTCAATACTTCCTTTTTTAGTAGCCATCTTCCCTCTGTAGTTTTGTCTGGTGGACTATAAAATTTTCTAGTTCCACATAAAATACAATATGTTTCTAAATGCATTGGAGAACTATAAGTTCTATCAATAAAAACTCTGCCAGGACATTTGTCACATCTAATCATTAGTTTGGAATTCCAACTACTATAAGATTAATGGCAACAGTTAAATCACCGCTTTGATTAAATCTAACTACCCCTTCAACCTTAGATGTTGTTACCGTTTTAATAATTACTGACATATTCTTACCAGCAAGCGTATTGCCAACATTTATTGGAGTTGCTGTAACAATTGGTGCAAACTTAAAGTCAGCAGGGAAGGTATATGAAAAATCTTTTGAGTCTCCAGCAGTAACGCTGGCATTATTATAAACAGATACATATCCACCCAAAATTCTTGCCTCTGAAGCCTTTACATTTTGTGTTCCAGATCCTGGAGTATCGACTGATACATATTTATAGTTTGCTGGAGAGATCTGCTCTGATAGGGTGTTTACAGCCTGCACAACCTGATATAGATAGTTAACATCTAATGGTTGGCCTCGTTCTGGTAGTGGAAGTACTGACATAGTTATTCTATTATACCATTAGATGTTTGTTACGGCAGTGACAAAAAGTGTAGCGTCAGAGTATCGCTTTTTAGGATATGTTGGAACCTGAACAGCCAGTTGTATGTGATTATTTGACTGATTAATTAATGATGAATAACTTGTTGTAGAAACCGTTGTTGAATATACCCAAGGTCCATTATCAATACTAGTATAAACATCAAAACTTGTAATATCCTGAACAGGGTCCCAAACAAGATTAATAGTACTACTAGACTGATTAACAATTAATGCATGATTAACTGTAACTACTGGATCAATAGATAATTTATACTGTGGAGACCAATGAGAATATCTATTTTTATCTTCTGAAACAACTCTATATCTCACTACATATCCTTGGCTATCACCACTAATTGCTGGCAAAGAGGATTTATTTATAATAACCTTTTTAATACCAGCATCAGCCATTATGCTACATCCATTCCAAACCTAAACTCCATATAGTTTGATGTGTTTGGATTCTTAATAATGGTTTCAGCATTATCAGTTTTAACAACAGTGTATCCAGTCAACCCATATAAAGGGTTTGTTGTATTAATATTTTCTAATCTAATTGCATCTAAGTTAACATAGTAGTCTTCAGAAGGTACATCATTTTCTATTACACAGGCATATACTCTAACAACACTGACTGCATCCCAGGTGAAAGCACTACTCTTATATAAATCTTCTAATTTTTTACTTACTACTATATATCTATTACTAAAATCATATGAATCTAAAATAACTTCAAGTCTTGCCCATTGCCCATCGTCATGTATATCTGTAGATGCAAATTCAACTAGAACCCTTACTTTGTCTGGATTTCCAAGTGAATCTCCTACACGATTTGCTACTGAAAATGCAAACCTAATCTCATCATTTGGTGAATTTTTTGTAAAATTTAAAGATGTATTTGTTAGGTGAATATGGTTTCCAGAATTTACTACCAATCTTGTTTGACCATCTATGGTAGTTATTCCTAGATCAGACTCATCACCTCTCATCATAATAATATTATTAAGAAATCTTGAACGCTCATAGCGAGATGTTCTTTGAGAACTGGTAAAAACTTTGTTGTCAGCATTGGTTTGAAATACTGTATTGGCAACATCAATAATTCCATCATTATTAGATGACAGAGGAGTTGTAATTGTAGGAATTGCAATAGACTGTGTTGCTGTATGATATTCCCATGCCTCATTAAATGAATATAAGGTTTTACTATCATAAGCCCCTGCTGAGGGGTTGGATCCTGCTGAAAATACTCCCACTTCTGTAATTTCATATCTTTCTTCAGTTGGCAGGGCAGCAGTAAAAACTATCTTGGATGCTCCATCTTCTGTCACATAGCCACGAGATTCAATCGGAACTCTAAACATTTCAAAGTCTAAAGAAGTTTTTGTAGAATAATCTCCAAAACTATCTGTAGTATCCAATGGCTTTGGTCCACAGCCAACAGCAATATATGAGGCAAACGCTGGAGCCTGTCCAATTAAATATTTTGCAATGATGCTTTTACCTGTATTAGTTATCATATTTTATCCTGTATATATTGTACCATCTAGAATTGATCCAGAACTTAGAATTTGTACCTCAACCTGCTCATCAGGATTTAGATTGACCAGATCAATAACCAGATTTCCAGTATCAGGATCAATGTAAACTGGGCTGCCGTCAATACCATTTCCCTCATTAGGAACTTTGTCCTCAAGTTTGATTGAAAAATTCTTAAAGTATGTTCCTGCACTATCCTGTAAATTAAGTATATTCTGTGGATTATATTGGTATCTTAGGCTAGTAATATTTTTAATTGGCTGATAAAGAACATCTGCTCCATTGAGCATATCATTTCTTGAAATATTAATTATTTCTTGACCACCAATATTTTCAAAAATTAAATCTGTCATTAATTCGACAGGCATAGCCTCATTATTAAAAAGTATTAGATCTGGAGTTGCAACCTTGACAGGAATTGGATCTGCAATCAGTTTAGGCATATTTTCTAGGTTTGGTGTATCTGGAATTGGCATTATACTTACATCACTCATTACGCCACCTCACTCAAATAAATTGTCATATCTGGTCCAGATAAATTTTTAGCATACGTTATATTATATACTACATATCTTTTTGTACTTGAAGATAACTGATCTACATCATTTTCTATAAAATCTATATTGACAATATCTCCTAATTGGATTGTTGGTATAGCAAAAATTTTTAAGCCTACAGATTTTCTTGGTTTAGTAATTTTAGAAGATAGCCATGCCATTAAATTGTTTGCATCATCCTGTGTTTGAACATATGGAACATCTAAAGAAAAATCTTTTTTACCGTATGTCATTCTACTAATTTTAATATCCTCATAGGCTTGCTTAGATATATATGGAGAAACTACAACATTATCTATTTCAAATTGTGGATTTGAAAAATCACTCTTTTTATTAAAATATTCATCCATAGTTAATTTATTTTGTGATTGTTGCGTAAATGTAACACCTTGAATTCTTAAATAGTTTCCTGTTGTTTCGTCAAGACTTAATGCTGTATCAGTAGCATTAAAGATCATAAACTCTGCACCGTAAGATCCTGCCCTAAATCCAGATACTGTATATCCTTTAATTCTGTTAAATGTTGGAGAAAGTTTTGCATATAGTGCTGGATATGCTTTATCATACTTGACATTAAATAATGCTGCTTCTCGTAATATAGTTCCAAATTCTTCAAAATATAGGTTATATCTAGGTGGTTCTGAAGGACTAATACCACTTAAATATGTGCCCTGGACAATTCCACTCATTGCATATTTTCTAAATGAATCTGTTGCATTTAATTCATTATTTTCAAATAATCCTTGAGTTGGCAAGCCTAGTTTAATTGCAGTATTTTGGGTATAGTTTTGAGTTAAAGCATAGATATTTTCAAACATACATTTTGAAGATCCACGAGTAAATACAGCCATATTATTGTAGATAGGAAGAGGATTAGTGTCGTCAACACTTGCTACCAAACTATTATTAATATATAGATAAAATCTTCTAACAGTACCAATATCTTCATATTCAACTGCTAAATCATAAACTGTTGGGTTTTCCTCAGCAACCATTCTGTATTGACCAGTAAACTTACCATCATCTACAATAATATTAGTTAGACCCTCATATAGTTTTACTGGTATTGCAGATTCATTTTCTCCTTGCATTATCTTATAAAAAATAACATTATTTACATTATTGTCTTTGGCAATATTTATATCTGTTGTTCCTAATGCAACAATTTCAAAATAATATCCGTTATTGGTAGATGGATTTAGCATTACCCCAAGACCACCAGATCCTCCAGAAATAGTTATATTTTTATCTGGAGTTAATCCTGGAACAGTAAAGTATGTACTACTTCCAACTGCTGTTTGACCACGATCCATGTTTGTTTCAATTTTTCCAATAATACGCATTCTAGTACCAAAATGCTTATATTTATCTGTCAAAGGCTTATATACATAAGATACAAAATCTAACGGTGTATCTGCTGTGGTAAAAGTAGGTCCTGTCATAACAAGTGCTGAAGACTGAATTGTACCAGTCTGAGTTGATTTCATTGAATTAAGGACTGTCTCTTCTATATAGTTTGAAGAAAGAAAATTTTTAATAATAGATGTTCTTGAAGACTTTTGTGCCAAACTATTGTTAATTCCCGCATTTCCAACTGCTACAGTATATGAAGTAGGAGTGGTACTAAATAAATAACTAGATTTCATAGTACATCCACGGACATTGTTATTGTCGGTCCAGTATGGATTTGCTCCAGCGTAATGCTTGACAGGAACTAGGTTGCCTTCTGAATCTTTGGATCCAGTGCCAAATTGACATCTTCCGTGCTTTGCAACGGCACCATTTTTTAATCTAGTTATACCATTAACAGTTTCATAATTTGGTTCTGTATATATGCGTAATAGTCCTGTAGGATAAATTTTGCCATTGAATGGAAGTTTTGAAAAATAGTTTTGATATTCTTCTGCACTAGTAATCCAAACATTTCCAAAACCAGAAACATTGTATTGAACAGCATCATATTTAATAATTTCAGAATTACTATAAAAATATCCACTATATCTAGTTATCCAAAAACTACCCTCTCCTAGATCTATGGTGTTGTTATACAATATATTATTAGAAACATAAGGTAGTTGATCTGTAAGATCTGAGTTCAAAGGTATAGCCCCTAATACATATGAAGACTGATTGCCAGATGTATCGTTCTTAGATTTTAAGTTTTGCTCTCCGCTAACTTCCCAAAGGAGTACTGGCTTGTATATCCAAGACTGTTCATTGTCAATTAAACTAGCCTGTCTAATTGATCCAATAGACTTTTGAATGTATCTCGTAGAATAATTAATTACACCATCATTATAAACATTTTGATCTTGAGATGCTACATCAATTATATTAGAAATCACATTAGAATTAATCGCTATGTTTTCCTGAACACCTAAATCTTGAGTGTCTGGAGATCCATATAGTGTGAAATCAGTAGATCTTTGAGATTCTGACGGCATAATATAGTTTTTGCTCATCATAACAAAATTGTTATATTCATCAAAGAACATTGCCGTCTGAGAAGAGATTGCCAATTGTTGCAAAATTTCAGCGACGCTCTTATCTGGAGGAATAAAGAAAAATGGAATATTGATTTCCGATTCTTCAGAAACTCTCTTGAACACATAGTTTGAAAAACCTATTGAGTCTAATAGCGTTGCAATGGCAGTACTCAATGAAACATTTGTAAGCAATAATTGTGGTGCAGTTAATGACTCAAAATAAAAGAACAGGTCTCGTAATTTAATAGATGATGTTTTTGTTGAGTGATTATTCTGAAAGAATCCATCAGAGTACATTGTTTTTATTGGAACGTAATAATCATATCCATTAACATCTACAATTACCTCATAAAATTTAAATTGCAGATTTTTAGTGACTAAATACTTAACTAAAGAACTTTCATTATTTTCATTAAATGCATCATCATAGTCAAAAAGATTAATGCTTCCAGAGGATGCAAGTAATTGTCCCACTGGCAAACCGCTTACTCCTAAATCAGATGCACTTTTAGTTATAGAATATTCTATAGTTCTGCTTGACACATCTGCTGTAAATCTTGCAGACATTTCAATCAAATCAAGTGTTGAGTTAGGCGTATTCATTGCTTTAACTACTAATCTTATTCCAGAAATGTAATCAAACTCTCTGTAGGTATTTCTAGAACTTCCAGGTAAATTGAAATAGTCTGGATTTGTTAGATCAGTTACAAAATTTGTTAATCGATTTACTTCTTCTTGCTCTAATGACCAACCATATTCTGGTGTAAAAGTTTCGTAATGATCTCCAGACCAAATATAAAATTCTCCAATGCTGTTGCTGGCTTCTTTAATTAAATAAGCATATCCATCAATATTTTCAGAAGGTAGCATGGATGTATCTGTATAGGTTTCTGCATATACAAAATTATCACGGAATCTTTGAGGAATCTTAACTCCATAAGACAACTCTACATATCCATCTGAACCAATAATTGGAGTTCCATCACTTCTTTTTGATGTTTCATTAAAAGATATAACCTGTGACCAATTATTATTTTTAAGCACTTCTACACTCCATACTAATGGTGTAGCACTATTTTGATTCCCATAAAATGGGTCTGAAATTGTTTTAGAATTATTCGTAAAAGTACCAAAGTCATAAGTTCCTACATGCGTCTGCATTTTAAATATAAGCCTATTTGCTGGCAATTCATTTTTATAAACAACGAATGGGGCAGCATCTTCAATACAATATCTTCCATTTAAAGGAATATTTGCAATACCATATTCTTTATTATCCTCTGTACGATAAGATGTCCAGTACTTAAATGGATCATCCTTGTCTGACATATAATACCTTGGCCTTTTTGCCATGTTAACATTTGAATGATGAAGATATCTTCCATTTGCAACATCATCAGCCGTATTTACTGGGAAAAAGGCTGCTTTATTAATACCAGATCTTGGTCTAAAAGGCTTAAAGCAATCCTCTAAAGAATATAACATTTTAAGTTTATCTTTTTTAGATTTTAATAATGTAGGAGAATTGTCATCATCAAAACCACCATCGATAACTATATCTGCATCTGTTGCGTTTGTATAATTATTATATGTATCATAAGGATCAAAAGTTGAGATTATTTGATTATATGGGGATTCTGTCTGAGTGTGTCTATATCTATAGTTTCCAACAAGGCTTATATTATTAGGAATATTAAAATTCCATTCTCCAATAATTGCAGATTGAGTTCTAATAGTAGGAGATGTAAGTAAATGTGTTTTTAGTTCTTCACTATTAAACATTACGCCTCTTCCAAAGTTACATTAATTGTCCAAAGATCAAAATTATGTTGCCCTCTTTTTTGAACAGAATATGAAAAATCACTAATGTACATTTCCATAATTTGACTATACTTATCTAAATTTTGATACTTATTAGTTACACCCTCTGTATTTTGAAAATTTTCAAACTTATCGTATGAAAGAAATACCCAAAAGGAACCCTTATGGTTTTCATACCAGTCTAGCATTTCTGCTCCACCTGCTCCACCGTCA